CCCCGTCCAGACAGCCGGTACCTTATGACGCTACACACACACGCCGGCCCGCTGCCCACGCACCAGTATGTCTGGGTCGAGCCCAACGCGATCGGCGACCACGGCTGGCTGCGGGCGGTCTGGTTTGGGCTCACGAGTTTCCCAGGGCGCGCCTTCGGCTGCCATGTCTTGCTAGAGTGCGGCGCGGTGTACCGCAACGTGCCGCTGCACCAGCTCGCGTCTCGCAATGACGTCGACGAGCCGTGGACGCCGGCGCAGGCCGCAACCTGGGACTGCTACGGGTACCAATTCTCTACCATCGAATACCCGTTCCTACAGAGCATGAACTGCCGCGCGCGCTTGCAGGACAAGTCGGAGCGCCGCGGGATGTACCTCTTTACCTTGGCGCCGGTCGGGGATGCCTTCAGCGCAGCCCCAGAGCAGAGCAAGGAGTTCTATTTCCTGCAGCTCGAGAACGGCCGGTTTACGGCGCAGCCGACGAACCATGTGCTCATCGAGGATCGCTCTTTCACGACGGCGCTGGAGTGGCCCAAGTTCCTGCGCCGGCAGAATGAGTGGCACAGCGCGGAGGACCAGGAGTGAGCCTGCAGGATCGCGGCCTGCGCCCTATCGCAGAGCTCGCCGCCGACCGCCCGCACGGACATCGGCTGCGGTACCTCGGCGGGTGCAAGTGCTTTCACTGCCGGCGCGCGAACAGCGACTACGAGCGCGAGCGCCAGGCGGCCCGGGCCGCGGGCGACTGGAACGGCATCGTCGACGCTGCTTCGGCGCGGCGTCACATCCTCGCGCTCTCCCGAATGGGCGTCGGTCGCCGGATGGTGGCCGCGGCCTCGGACGTTGCAGAGTCGGTCATCGCCGACATCCGCACCAAGCGAAAGCTGCGCATCCGAGCGCGAACCGAGCGCCGGATCTTGGCGGTGACGCCTGCCTATCGCGGCGATGCCGCGCTGGTCCCGGCCAAGCGCACTTGGGAGCGGATCGAGTGGCTGCTCGATGAGGGCTTCACGAAGTCACGCATCGCGCTCGAGCTCGGCAGGAAGACGCGGGCGCTGCAGCTGAATCGGGAATGGGTGACGGCGCGGAACGCCGCTGACGTCGAGGCGTTAGTGAGGAGGTACCAGGCATGACCATCGAACTCGACGACTGGGACCGCGACTGGCTCGCGCGCGCGCACTCGGAGTCAGAGTACCGGGCGAAGTGCAAGGAGTTGTTCGAGCGGTGCGCGGCGTACGCCGCCGAGCTCAAGCTGGTGCGCGGGCAGCGTGCCGGCTGCGGCTACCCCGACTGCCTGACCGACAACCGCTGCGCCCGGATGTGGGCGGGCGAGTGCTCTGGGCCGAAGGAGGTGAAGCCGTGACCGACAAACAGGCAGAGATGTGGGCGGCGCTGGAGGCGCACGAGCCGAAACGCGGCTATGCGAAGGCGTGGCCGACGATGTGCCGGGAGCGGACATATTACGCGGCGCGGGTGGCTTACTGGGCCGCGCCCGAAGAGTCTGCGGCGGCAGAAGCGGCGCGGTGGGCGTCGTGGGCGGCAGATGCAGCGGAGGAGCCGGAGGGGGCTGCGGCGGCTGACGACTACGCGCAACGCGCCATCGACGCGATCAAGGAGGTGAAGCCGTGAGCGTGAAACCTGACGCACTTGGGTACGCAGTCTGCTTGGACGCACGGGGATTTGCGGCAGAAGCCGCCGAACTGCGCCGCCTGCATGCGGTGAACGCGGAACTGTTGGAGGCGTTGAAGGCGATTTTGGCTACCCAAAGCGAGTTTGAGGAGTGGGAGGCACAACAAGCCGCCCGCGTAGTCGTTGCTAAAGCAGAGGAGGTGAAGCCGTGACTGACAACATCACCCTGCGCCGCGCCGCCGAGCAAGCGCGAAGTGCGCTTAGCGGTTGGGCGAATCACGGGCTGTGGGCATGGCCAGAATCCGCACTTCAAACCTGCAAGCAGAACACGGAGGAAGCCCTCGTAGCCCTCGACGCCGCGCTTGCGGAGCCGGAGCAGAATGTTCTGCGCCGCGACGCGGAGCGGTATCGGTGGCTGCGCGGCGAGGTTCAAGGGCCGCATACGCCGTTGGCGCAGGTCGTTTGGAAGCGTAACAACATCCGCGAGTCTGGCGATTGGACAAACCTTTCGGACGGGCAAGCGCTTGATGAGGCTATTGACGCCGCCCTCGACGCCGCGCTTGCGGAGCCGCCCGCCAAGCGGGAGCCTGCGACGATGCAGCAGATTGTTGCAACGCACCGCACCACATACGGTGCGCCGCGGCTTGACGAGTTTGACCGCGCATGGAAAGCCGCCGAGCGGTTCCACGGGATTAGGGGGAGCAAGACATGATTGAAACTATCGTCATCGTCGGCATCTACATTTTTGGGGGCGGTGCTTTAATTTTCGCCGTCGTCGCTATCATCGTCGAACTGATAGCGCGTTGGCGTGAGCGGCAGGCCATCCGTGCGAGGGGGAGCAAGTGAGCCTCGCCCTGCTGACCGAGATCCGCGACGCACTGCGCCGCACAGACCCCGCCTGGTGCGCACTACACGGGCAGGAACAGATCAGCGACGAGGAGCTTGAGGAGCTCGTCGCCCGCGTCGAGGATGCCGTGGAGGATGACGATGGAAAAGCCGCCTGACTTTGACGCCTTCTTTCGGCTGCTGCGCGACGCAATCATCGCGGCGATCGGCATCCTGCTGTTCTGCGCGCTTCTTGTGGAGGTGATGACATGAGCGACCCCATTAACCCGGCACACTACAGGGCCGGCGAGATCGAGTGCATCGACGCCATCGAGGCGCAGCTCTCGCCGACGGAGTTTCGCGGGTACTTACGCGGCCAAGTGGCAAAATATAACTGGCGACTGGGGCTGAAGGATTCCGTGGAGCAGGACGCCAAGAAGATGCTCTGGTACGCCTCGATGCTGGCCGGCGTGGACCCGAGGGAGCGCTAGACCGCCTCGCCCCGGAACCACGCCTTGCCGCCCTCGACCACACAGAGCTCGGGCGGCAGCATTCGCTTTTCGCGAAACGTGAGCACGGCAAAGCCTGACGCCCAGTTGACCGGCCCCGCCTCGACATAGGTGAACTGCGGGCCGGTGATGTCGGCCATCGTGCCGGTGTCCACGCCGTAGCGCCTGCCTCGGTAGTCGCCCCACGGCGTGACCTTGAGCTGGTGGAGGTGGCCGTGGACGTAGCTCACGCCGCTTTTCAGGGCGCTGTTGTAGGCCGCGTGGATGCCGCCATTGACCGGGCGATGCCGGACGCAGACCCAGCCGTCCGTCTTGGCGTTCAAGTGCAGCGCCCACCCCGCCCGCCATGCCGGCAGGAAGTCGAGCAGCGTCGTGCCAGGCATCCCCTCAACCTCAGCGACCCGGCCGGAGAGGTAGTTCTCAAACCGCGCGTCGTGGTTGCCGATTGTGCGCACCAGCTTGGCCGAGCCTGCCGCTCGGGCGATCTCAGCACAGCGATCTTGGACGGTATGGATCTCGTCCTTGAGCTGCGGCTGCTGCTCCCACATGATTCGGGGGTGCCGGCTGATGCGAGCGCCGTCCAAGATGTCGCCGTTGAGGATGACCATCTCGGGCTTGAGCTTCTTGGCGAGCCGACAGAATGCCTCGTGCGCGACGGTGACGACGCCGGGCCAGTAGTGGCAGTCGGAGGCCACCAGCACCACGCCGTCCTCGATGGTGTCGTGCATCTCGCCCTCGTACTTAACCGCCCGCTCGGCGGCGAGCTTGCTGGCGCGGAAGGCGGCGCCCGACGGGCCTCGCGTGTTCTCGGTACAGGCCCTGCTGTTTTCAGATTCGAGCACGATGCCGTGCTTCGTCTCGAGCGATCGGCGGCGCGTGAACACTTGCCGGATTGATAGGTCGAGCGCCTTTGCTACATCTGCGGGTCGCTTGAGTCGCTGCCATGCCGCGATGAAGTCTTGGTCGGATGCGGTCATCATGGCTTGGCGTCCCAGTCAAAGGTCGTCAGGGACTGGTGCAGTAGGCTCGCCAAGTTGTCCACGAATACCTCGTCGTCGTTTAGCGGGTGATTCATCTCGCAGAGCAGGGCATGGGCCCACTCGTGGCAGAAGGCCTGCTGGAGCTCGGTGTCGCCCA